GACAGTCGTATTCATGCAAAGACGGGGAACTTCTTTATAGATGATGTTGGAAGTTCACCATACACTCATGGGACAACCTTACATACATATGATGCTGAACGTTATGTTAGTGCAAATCTCTTGTATTATGACACGATGACTAACCTGATCGTACGCCGTGGTGTCAGATTCAGTAACGGACATGCAACATATGGCACCAATACAACTACTTGGAATCAACAATTTTCACCATATAGCAACACTAACCCAGACTCGTTTAGTATACAATTCTCGGGTCACGAAAGGATATACGGAGACTACTAATGAGTGAAGATTATGCTCAATACGTTGCACTAGTAAACAGTCAAGGGACTGTCGTACAACTTAATGCAAACAATGGATATTACGGTGCAGACGGAACATCTCAGGGAGATTTGACGGTCAGACGTGTTCATGATGCTTTGCCTGGCAGCGCGGTAGAGTGGATGGAAAGTAAATGGCATAACGGAACCGACTGGCAGGATTTACCTACCAAACCAAACGTTCATGCATCTTGGAATGGTACTGAGTGGACTTGGGACAGTGACAGGTTGTTGGCAGAGATACGACAAAAACGAACTAACAAGTTGTGGGCCTGTGACTACGCTATCCTTCCAGACTCTCCTTTCTCTGATTCAGACAAGGCATTGGTAACTACTTACAGGACTCAATTGAGAGACTTGCCATCATCCCTAGACATGTCTACAATAGACAATGTTTCGGATGTCACGTGGCCAACTCCTCCAGCGTGTCTCTAAGTTATGCATAGTAACTTCTTAGATAAAAGACGGAGACATCTTCGTCTTCAACCTAATCAGGTAGATGTAGTTCTACCGGATCACTTCTCTACGTCTTATCCAAAGTTCATTAAGTTGTTGACGTACTACTATGAGTTTCTATCAGAAGAGAAGTCTACAGAACTACTCAGTCACTTGTTTGCGACACGTGACATCACAGAAACAGACATCACACTTTTATCTTACATTGAGGATGAGTTACTCTTAGGTGACTCGTACTTCGAGAGTTTTGCGACAGGCGATGCACAGAAACGTGCCGCTGCAAACTTCTCCAATACCCTATTCAGATCTAAGGGTACTAAGTTTGCGATTCAATGGTTCTTCCGATCCTTCTTTGGTATTGATGCAGAAATTGTTGAGACGCAAGAACAGATATTTAAGTTAAATGAAGTGGGTTCCGCAATTGGTGCTGAGTCATTACATTTCTTGACGGACGATAAACTCTACCAAACCTTTGCGTATCTGGTAAGATCTTCGGTACCTATCTCTGAGTGGAAAGACCTATTTAAGTTATTCGTTCACCCCGCAGGTATGTACCTCGGTGGAGAACTACTTGTTTCAGACCGTGTGTTCGCGGAAATGATTTCAACCCAATTAGTCGGTCAAGGACTTCCTACCGATGCGTTTTACTTAGAAATATTAAAGGTTGCAGCTTCTCTTACCACAACTCCACCCGAGTTTGCAATTTGGGCACAGACTACTGCCCTTGATGGTTTCGCGATCGCAGATGCAAAACTTTCCGGTGATCCCACCAATTCCCTAGATGCATTGATATTCGCGCAGATTGGTGCAGGTGTTGCAACACACGAACAAACTAAAAGGTGGTTAGATTTTGTTCTCCCATCACTAAAAGAACAAGAATGGTATACAACATATTCCAGTCTCTACACCACAGAAGAAGGTGTAGTAACACGTAGAAAAAATGAAGTATATGCGGCTTATGTCGAACCGGATTCTGCGGAAGGTGAAGGCGTGAACTTCAGGGTTCGTCTTGTAGGTTCTAATATACCCAGTCGAGGTGGTACATACGAGTACTATATCGACAAGGGTGAAACTAATATCGCAGACTTTGCGAATGGTGTACCTTTACCTGACTCGAACAATAGACAAACTATTGTCATGAGAGACGACTCTGCGTCAATCTATTTGCAGACCTTTGCTGACTCAGACGAAACTGAAACAGACGAAACCTTTCACGTACACTTCTTCGATGACGAAAATCGTGAGGTTGTTATACAACCCATAACAATACAGGACGTGGAGGCATCATATACGATTACCCCATCTCTTACAACAATAGATGAAGGTGATAGCGTACAGTTCTCCGTAGCGGGTTCTTTAGTGCCAAATAGTGGTTCTACTACACTGAAGTATCAAGTCATTCCTTCCTCGATAGATTCTGCGGATAGTGCGGACTTTGTTACGGGAACGTTTACAAACGACTTTACACCGTTACTCATTAGAGATGACAGTGGTTCTTTCAGTGTTCAAACAAAGATAGATGGAGACAATGATACCACAGAAACTTTCCTTGTCAAGCTTTATACAGGAAGTAATATTCTCAAAGCAACATCGCCTCTGATTACAATCAACAACGTTTCACCAACATTCTCGGTATCCCCTGATCCTACTGTTACAGTATACGAAGGTGATAATGTCGAAATTGAATTAACGGTAGATCCTACCACAGTAGGCACAACCGTGAACTACACTATTGGTGGAACAGATTCTCGTGTCATCACTAAGACCGGATCGTTCGTTATCACTGCGGCAACTGCAACATATGTTCTTTCCGCAACTGAAACCTCAGATGTTTTTGAAACTGTATCAGGTGTGTCGTTGTCTCTCGTTACGTCAAGTGCCGGTTTCTTTAATCCAGAGTTATCCCATGGCGGGGTATTACGAATGGAGAATCAAAGTGCTACGTTCCAAATTACACCTTCAATTGTTGGTGCACAGAACGGTGATGCTTTGAGTTTTAATGTTACAGGCACAAATATCGAAGACGGTATTCGAGCGGGTTACTATCTCGAACATGTCACAACTACAGATGCGGACTTTAGTACAACTCCACCTGACTCAACTGGCCCTGTTGATATTACTTTCACAAGTAATTCAGGAACTGTGCCGTTCAACCTTGAAAACAACGGGGATTCGGACAACGAAGACTTCTTCTTTGTTTTGACTAACACGTCTGGTGAGGAAGTGGAACGATTGGGGTACACTATCATTGGTGATGCAACCTATGCGTTGACTACGCCAGCTGTGTCACAGAATGAAGGTGGGTCAATGCAGTCTATCTTCACTACAAGTGCGCCAGATGGGTTGTACTACTATTATATCGCAGGTACGGTCAACGAAGACGACTTCAGTGCAGGTTGGTCAGATATAAGTAGTCGAGAGTCCTTTATTGTTGCAGGTAACAACGGAGTGATCAATTTAACGTTGGATCTGGATCAGAAGAGAGAAGGCACGGAATCCTTCAGAATATACGTCTCAGACACCGCCAGTGGGTCTGTATTGGCGTCTACCGGTGACATATCAGTTAATGATACATCCTTACCCGTTTATACGATTGGGATGGGTACAAGTATACCAGAAGGTACCACATTGTCTGGATATGTAATTCCTGATGCGGGTAACAACAACACCGAGAACATCTACGTTAACTTCAGGACAATCTCAAGTCCTGACAGTGCGGACATCGTTACACCGCAACCTACTGCAAAGTCAATTAGTACTGATTCTGAGTTGTTTACTACTGCAATTGGTGTCAAGGATTCTGCAACGGGTGGTATTACTGTTGAGATGACTGCACACATTGGTAGTTATACAGGCACACAGGTCGCATCTGATACTATAATCATACAGGACGCAACTCCATCTTATTCTCTTGTAACGAATAAGACAAGTGACTCTGCGTCTGAAGGTGAAACAATACAGTTTACCTTTGATGGCACTAACGTTCCGACAGGTTCATATTACTATAACGTCAGTGATATAAGACCCAAGACAACTAGTAGTATAGTCAGTGCAAGTTCTCCGATAATTTATTTGTCAGACGTACAGAACCTCGTTACCGGTATGGAAGTGCGTGGGATTGACTTCCCTTCCGGTTCTACGATAACAAGTATCAACACGGGTTCTGGATGGGTAAACATGTCTTCAAGTAACACCGAATCCGGAGCAGTTGCCTCAGGTACAGAAGTGCATTTTGCATTACCAGAAGTTTTTGATGACTTTGGTTCTTCATCTAACAAACCATTTGGAGAGATTTCTCACACAACTTCTACTTCCTCGACATTCAATGTGGATATTGCGACAGATGCAGATCTGCCTTCTCCGAGAATAGAGAACTATACCATGAATCTGGCTGCATCCTATGGTGCGACCGCTGTGAAAACAAAGGCATTTACCATAGGAGACATGACGGTCTCAAGTGTACCTAATGTACAACGACCCGCTCTCTCGTCAAACCCAGACGATTTCAGTTCGATAGGGCAAGCTCCAGATATAGCAACCTCTTCGGTAATATTCTATGGTACTGGTAGTACCTACGTAGGAACAGCGAGGGCACTAACCCTTTCTTACGTAGGAAGTACTGATACTGAACTATTGGGTGCTTGGGTTGATGACCTAGGTGCAGGTTTTGACCCAAGTGATTTTGAAATCCAAGCTACATTGGTCAATCTAAATGGATCAAATGCAGGCACTCCCGGCAACTTCGGAGTATGGGAAACGTTGAACGCCGACAGAACATGGAACGTGACAAATGCTGAACCGGGCGAAGGTAATGCCATCTACTGTCAAGCACAAATCTCGTTTACAATACGTGAGATTGCAAACACGTCAAATGCGGCTACGTTTACATATTATTTGAGTGCGGTCACTGAAGATATAAACTAAACAGGATGATGTATGACAGGTGAAGAAAAAAAGATTAAGGATGACTACGAGACTTCAAGAGACACCTATATGGAGTTAATTGAAAATGGTAAGCGTGGTCTGGATTTGATGATGGAAGTCGCACGGGAAAGCGAACACCCTCGTGCGTTTGAAGTCTTGTCTGGTATGATAAAGAATGTCGCAGACGTTACCGATAAACTTATGGATCTCCAGAAGAAGAACAAAGACATCACTAAACCCGAAGACGACACCCCCAAAGGTGTGACAAATAACAACGTCTTCATTGGTAGTGCGACTGATCTCCAACGCATGTTGGCAGAACCAGTAAAAGATATAACTCCACATGACTGATCATTACATGGGAAACCCCAACGTCAAGGGCGATGGGGTTACACAACCGTGGACTGAACATGACGTTCGTGAATACGCGAAGTGTATGCAAGATCCTGCTTACTTTGCAAGAACCTACGTGAAGATTATATCACTGGATAAAGGTCTTGTCAACTTTAATTTGTACGATTATCAAGAACAGATGTTTAAACATTTCGAAAACGAAAGGTTCAGTATCGTTCTTGCATGTCGACAGTCAGGTAAAAGTATATCATCGGTGGTATATCTTTTATGGTATGCAATATTTCATCCAGAGAAAACCATTGCAGTACTTGCGAACAAAGGCGCGACTGCTCGTGAGATGTTGTCGCGAGTCACTCTTGCACTAGAGAACCTACCGTTCTTTTTACAGCCAGGATGCCGTGCACTTAACAAGGGGTCGATCGAGTTCTCCAACAACTCTCGTATCCTCGCATCCGCAACCTCTGGTAGTTCTATTCGAGGTATGTCGGTCAACTTACTATTTCTCGATGAGTTTGCATTTGTCGAACGTGCCGCTGAGTTCTATACATCAACCTATCCAGTAGTATCTGCGGGTAAGGATACCAAGGTTATTATCACCTCTACCGCGAACGGTATTGGTAATCAGTTCCATAAGATCTGGGAAGGTGCGGTACAGAAGATCAATGAATACAAACCGTTCACTGTTAACTGGTGGGATGTGCCAGGCAGAGACGAAGAGTGGAAATCACAAACAATTTCCAATACATCTCAACTACAGTTTGACCAAGAGTTTGGTAATACTTTCTTTGGAACAGGTGACACTCTTATAGGTGCAGAAACCTTATTAAACTTTAGGGCAACTCCACCCAAAAGAATTATAGAAAATGGATCGGTCAAAGTCTACGCAGACTGTGAACCAAAACATGACTACATCATATGTGTTGACGTAGCAAAAGGAAGGGGATTGGACTATAGTACCTTTTCGGTAATCGATGTAACAGTCCGACCTTTTAAACAGGTCGCGGTGTATCGCAATAATCGTATTTCGCCAATACTCTTTCCTGATATTATCTATAAGATTGCGAATGCCTACAATCAAGCATATGTGATAATCGAGTCAAATGATGCTGGACAAGTGGTGTGCAACGGTCTATATCATGATCTAGAGTACGAGAATATACACCTAGAGTCTGCGGTCAAGAGGAATGCAATCGGTATTGAAATGAACCGTAAGGTCAAACGATTGGGTTGTTCTGGTATCAAGGATCTACTAGAAGAAAAGAAACTAGAGATTGTTGACGAAGATACCATCATGGAGATATCTACCTTCGTGTCTAAGGGTCAATCCTATGAGGCATCCGATGGTAACCACGATGATCTAATGATGAACCTCGTAATGTTTGGTTTCTTTATCACAACACAATACTTCTCTGACATGACTGATATCAATCTGAAACAGATGATGTTTGAACAACAGATGGCAGAGATCGAAGCAGATATGGTACCGTTTGGGTTTATTGATGATGGAGAAGATGCAATAAACCATATAGAGATGCAAGACGAGTTGAAGGATAAGGGTTGGCATATACCGTGGGAAGTAGAGAATTATTAAGTTATAAATAATAGCATTGAATTAATTCTCCGTATTATGTTACTTATCATAACTCAACGAAAATAAAAGGATACGATTATGGCTCTTCTAAGGTCTGAATCCCCGAATGTTGCCATCAAAGAGGTGGATCTGTCAGGCATAGTGCCCGGCGTAACTACTTCTACTGGTGCGATTGTGGGAAACTTTGCTTGGGGCCCAGTTAACACACCAGTACTCGTCGGCAACGAAGGCGAACTGGTAAGTAACTTTGGCGACCCCTCATTCTCAACCGATGCAAATGCAATCGAGTTCCTATCTGCAAATCAGTTTTTGAAATATTCCAACAGTCTCTACGTTGTACGTGGTGCGACTTCTGCTGCAAAGAATGCAGTAGACAGTGGTTCTACAGTAGACTTGATCTCTAATCGAGATGACTGGGATAACTCAAAGTCTACTGCGGTTGGAAACTTCATTGCAAAGTATGCTGGTGATGCTGGTAACTCTCTGTCAGTCTCTGTCTGTGGTTCACGCGATTCCGCATGGAATGGTTGGGCATACAGCGGTGCATTTGACGCAAAGCCCGGTACATCTGACTATGTTTCAACACGTTCTGTTGATGGTGCTGCTGCACTTGACGAAGTTCACGTTGCGATTGTAGACGAAGATGGTACTTTCTCTGGAACCCCTAACACTATTTTGGAAACGTTTGCTAACGTCTCTCTTGCTAGTGATGCAAAAACATCTGACGGTGCTAAGAACTACATTCTTGACGTACTTGATGACCGTTCTTCATATGTTTGGGGTGCTAATAAGCCCGGTGTATATGGCGCAGCTACCACTGCTGCAGCTTTCACTAATACTTCTCACGGTGCGGATCAAACAACTTCACCCAAAACTGGTTCACTCGCGTACGGTGTAAACTCTGGTGTCTTAGGCACGGCAGAGTTTAGTACCGCTCACGATCAATTCGAAGACGAAAACACTATTCAGATAGACATGTTGATCGCACCCTCGTTATCTTCGGGTACAGATCAAGCAACTGTTGTTAACGATTTGGTCGCTACTGCTACTGAACGTAAAGACTGTGTTGTTGTTACATCTCCTAACCGTGCTGCGGTTGTTGGTGTTAATGACCCCTCAACGGTTATTACTAACATCATTACTACTGCTGCTACGTTTACTAAGTCTTCTTACTTGGTGGTTGATAACAACTACTTGAAAGTGTACGATAAGTACAACGACAAGTATACGTTTATCCCTGCTGCTTCGTCCACTGCTGGACTAATGGCGTCGACAGATGATGTCGCTGCTCCTTGGTTCTCTCCCGCAGGTACAAGACGTGGTAACTATCTTGGTGTAACCTCTATTGCATACAACGCAACTCGTTCGCAAAGAGACACACTATATAAAGCAGGTGTTAACCCAATCGCTAACTTGCCAGGACAGGGTATTACTCTACAGGGTGACAAGACTTTCCTAGGTAAACCTTCAGCGTTCGACCGTATTAACGTTCGTAGACTGTTCCTAGTATTAGAAAGAGCAATTAAGGGTGCTGCACAAAATGTGTTATTCGAGTTCAATGACGAGTTTTCTCGTGCTGAGTTCGTAAACATTGTAGAACCTTTCCTTCGGGAAGTTCAAGGGCGTCGAGGTATTACCGACTTCCGTGTAGTTTGTGATGAAACAAATAACACTGGTCAGATTATCGACACTAACTCATTCGTCGCTTCAATCTTCGTGAAGCCTGCACGATCTATCAACTACGTAACGTTAAACTTCGTAGCAGTTAGAACCGGTGTAGATTTCGAAGAAGTCGTTGGCGCGGTTTAAGGAGAATAAGAAATGGCAATTTTAGGCGTAGATGACTTCAAGTCAAAACTCCGTGGCGGAGGCGCTAGAGCGAACCTTTTCCGATGCACTATCAATTTCCCTGCATATGCAGGTGGTGATGCGGAAGAGACTTCATTTCTATGTAAAACCGCACAACTTCCACAGTCTCAGGTAGGTAACTTTGTTGTTAACTTCCGAGGTCGTGAACTGAAGATGGCATCCGAGAGAACATTTGAACCTTGGACGGTAACCATAATCAATGACACAAACTTTGGCGTTCGTGACGCAATGGAAAGATGGTCTAACGGTATCAACGGACACAAGAGCAATTCAGGTCTTGTAAACCCTATTGATTATCAGACTGATCTTTTTGTTGAACAACTCGATCGTGATGAGTCTGTTATCAAACGTGTTGACATTCGTGGTGCATTCCCCGAAACTGTCGGTGCGATTAGTTTGAGTTATGATACAAAAGGTGAGATCGAAACATTTGATGTGACATTTGCTTACCAGTATTGGGAATCAAATACAACATCTTAATGCAAGACTAAATATTAGGGAGTCCAAACGGGCTCCCTTTATTTTATAAGAGAATACGTATGGCAGAAGAAAACGGCAGTATATTAAAGTTATTTGGATTCGAGATCAAGAGAGCAGGTAAAGGACAAGCTGTCCAGAAGCTCCAGTCTCCAGTAACTCCTACCGATCCGGACGGTGCAGGTTATGTCACCAGTGCTGCGGGTTACTATGGACAATACATTAACATGGATGGGGATCAAGCAAAAGATAACCACCAGTTAATCATGCGCTACCGTGGAGTTGCACAACATCCAGAAGTGGATATGGCGATTGAAGAGATCGTAAATGAAGCAATCACTGCCTCTGAGTTGGAATCCTCAGTAAAGATTTCACTAGATGATATCGAAGCAAACGATAAAATCAAAGATACAATTCGATTGGAGTTTGACAAAGTAATTAGTATGTTGAACTTCAACGATCTAGGTCACGACATTTTCAGATCGTGGTACGTTGACGGACGATGTGTACACCACCTACTCGTTAACGACTCTAACCTAAAAGCAGGTATACAAGAGATCCGTCACATCGATTCTGCACGGATCCGTAAAGTAAAAGAAATTAAGTACAAGAAAGACCAGGCGACAAACGTTAAGATAGTTGATAAGGTAGAAGAGTTTTACGTCTATGACGAGAAACCCGGCCAAACCAACTCATCTGTCAAATTGTCTATGGACGCTGTAAGTTATGTGACATCTGGTGTACTGGACGAGTCTAGAAAGAAGATCTTGTCACACCTACATAAGTCACTAAAACCCATCAACCAATTGCGTATGATGGAAGACAGTCTTGTAATCTATCGTCTTGCACGTGCACCCGAACGTAGAATCTTCTATATAGATGTGGGTAACATGCCACGTGGTAAGGCAAACGAATACATGAAAGACATCATGGCGAAGTATCGTAACAAGTTAGTCTATGATGCGAGTACTGGTCAACTCAAAGATGACCGTAAGCATATGAGTATGCTTGAAGACTTCTGGTTACCACGTAAAGAAGGTGGACGTGGTACCGAGATATCAACACTGCCAGGCGGCGATAATCTGGGACAGATAGATGATATCATTTATTTTCAGAAGAGACTATACCGTTCTCTGAATGTCCCAGTGAATCGTTTGGAACAAGAATCACAGTTCTCTATGGGTAGATCTACAGAGATCTCAAGAGATGAGGTGAAGTTCCAGAAGTTTATTGACAAACTACGCAGACGATTCGCAAATCTGTTCCTTGGTATTCTGAGAAAACAACTAGTTCTCAAGTCTATCATTACTGAACAGGATTGGGAGGAATGGAAAGATAATATATACGTTGACTTCGTTCGTGATAATCACTTCACTGAATTGAAGGAGATGGAAATCTTTAGAGAACGTGCAGGACTCATGAATGAGATGGTAGGTTTCGTGGGTGAGTATGTATCTAAAGAATGGGTACAACGTAATATCATGCGATTCACCGATGAAGATCTTGAACAAATGCAGAAAGAGATCGATGGTGAGGTTGCATCTGGTGACATTGATGATCCAGACGAAAAGAAGGATGATGAAAAACCCCCCGTAGGTAAACCACCTGCGGAACCAAAGAAACCGGCACCTAAAAAGGCACCGGTAGATAAAGATGATAAACAAGATGAGGAGTCTTAATAATGCCAGATGATGACGTAGTTGTAGGTGAAGTTGGAGCAGATCCTATCGATGCACCAAACCCGATTGCAGACTTTTTGAAGTCAGTAGAAGATCAGAACTTTGTTGGTGCGGAAGCACAGTTTAATGACATGGTTAGTGATCGACTTTCTGATGCAATGGATCAAGCAAAGATCAAGATTGCATCTAATCTCTATGGTGACGGCGAACCCGAAGGGGACGTTGAACCGGAAGAGGAAGAAGTTGACGTAGAAGATCTGGACGACTCCGAACCTGAAGAGGATATGGAAACGGAAGAGGAAGAGGAAGTCTAGATCCGAATATGTATAAATATTCTGTACAAGACTAGAGATTTCTTATGAAAACGTTTCAACAAATCCGCGAAAAAAGATCTAAAGGTATGCCGCCTGGCGAACACATGTTCGACAAGAAGGTAAACCGGCACACAGTTATGGTGCATAAAGAGAAGGGTAAGTTTACCACCTATATAGATGGTGACAAGTTAGATACCTTTCGTTCGCAAAAAGAAGCGGAGAAGGCGGGAATCGCTTTCGCAAAGGAGTTCTAATGAAGCTTATCGCAGAATATCAAGAAAACGATATCCAGTGTATCGTTGAGAAAAAAGAAAACGGTGACAAGAATTATGTCATCGAAGGTGTGTTTGCACAAGCAGACCAAAAGAATCGCAACGGACGTATCTACCCTAAAGCAATTATGGAAAGGGCAGTAGGTCGTTACGTTGATGAACAAGTATCTAAGAAACGTGCGGTTGGGGAACTAAACCACCCCGAAGGGCCAACCGTTAACTTAGACAAAGTTTCACACCTCATCACAGACCTCAAGTTCGAGGGAAATGATGTGGTAGGAAAGGCACAGATATTGGATACTCCAATGGGTAAGATTGTTAAAGGTCTTCTTGAAGGTGGTGTTCAACTAGGTGTGTCAACTCGTGGCATGGGTAGTCTTGAGTCGAAGAACGGCACGATGTATGTACGTGACGACTTCATTCTTAATACCGTAGATATTGTCCAAGATCCTTCAGCGCCTGGTGCCTTTGTAAATGGTATCATGGAAGGTGTTGATTGGATATGGAACAATGGTGTTATAGAACCTCAAGTCATTGAAAATATGGAGACTGAAATACTAACCACTCCGACAAAGCATCTCTACGAGAAGCAGGTTCGAGAGTACAAGCGTTTCCTCTCGTTGTTAAAATCTAACTATTAGGAGTAAAATGTTATGTCTGATGTAGACCAAAACATCGAGCTTCCAGAAATCGAGGAAGCTAGTGCTCAGAAAATGCCAGTAGGAGATGAAGAGCAGTCTATTGCGGCAACCGATAAAGCGGGAGATGCGACTAACCCCGCACCTAAGCGCAAAGGTGATACCGCAAATAAGGACGAACCTAACGGTTCTCCCAAGACTAAGGCAGCAATGATCAACGCCATGTATAAAAAGATGGAAGGTATGTCTAAACAACACCTTGCAGCTATGGCGACTAAAATGGAAGGTCTGGAAGTAGACGTAGACGCAGATGCAGTAGAACTGCCTGAGTTTAACTATACTGACGAACTGGACGCTTTAGTAGAATCAGAAGCTACTTTATCAGATGAGTTCAAATCGAAAACTGCCATTATTTTTGAGACTGCAATTAAGTCTAAGTTGTCCGAAGAAATCGAACGCTTAGAAGATGATTATCAAACTCGACTCGAAGAGGAACTGACCGTAACTCGTTCTGACCTCGTAGAGAAGATTGATTCTTACCTAAACTACGTAGTTGAAAATTGGATGTCTGAGAACAAACTTGCTGTAGAGCAAGGACTTCGTACTGAAGTCGCAGAAGGTTTCATGGATAAGTTGAAAGACTTGTTCGTAGAGTCTTATGTTACAGTTCCTGAGTCCAAAGTTGACTTAGTTGATGAACTTGCAGACCAAGTTGAGGAACTCGAAGAGTCTCTTAACTCACGGACTGCGGAAGTTCTTAGTATGTCTGAGCAAATCGAATCATTCCAACGTGCAGCGATTATTCGCGAAGCGTCAGGTGATCTCGCTGACACTCAGGTAGAAAAACTCGCTTCATTAGTAGAAGCACTTGACTTTGAAGACGAAGAGTCTTTTCAACAAAAAGTCAAGACTGTCAAAGAGTCGTACTTCAAGAAGGACGTACCCGCGGCATCTGCTGAAGAAGTCACCGAAGACTGGACTGCTGAACCACAGGAAGTTAATTCTGTGATGAATCAGTACTTGAACGCAATTAAAAACACAAATAAGTAAGGGAGTATACTAATGCAAGTATCCTATGATAAATTAGTTGAGAAGTGGTCACCCATTCTCAACGAAGAGAGTGCGGGAAAAATCGATGATTCTCATCGCCGTGCTGTAACCGCTGCCGTTCTTGAGAACCAAGAGCACGCTTTCCGTGAGGAAGCTGCAATGAACGGTCAGTTAATCGAAACTGCTGGAAACGCTGCTGGTAATGGCGTATCTAGTGCAGATGGTGGTACTGGTGCTGCTTCAAACTGGAACCCAGTATTGATCGCACTTGTTCGCCGCGCTATGCCTAACCTAATGGCATACGACATCTGTGGTGTTCAACCTATGTCTGGCCCTACTGGTCTTATCTTCGCAATGAAGTCGCGATACAAGACTACTAAAGCTGGCGTAGCAAGTGGAGCCGAGGCACTGTTCAACGAAGCAGCTGTTGGTTTCTCTGGAGACTCAGCAACTACTGCAAACGGTGGTTCTACTGGTCTTGAAGGCGTAACAGATACAAACGGAGACGGTTCTATTGTCGACTCTGGTGCATCTAACGTTCCATACCTAGGCGATGCATACAGCACTGCTGAAGCTGAAGCACTTGGTAACACTGGCGAGTCATTTGCAGAGATGGGTTTCACCATCGAGAAGTCAACTGTAACTGCTAAGTCACGTGCACTGAAGGCAGAGTACACCTTAGAATTGGCACAAGACCTGAAAGCAATCCACGGTCTGGACGCTGAAACTGAGTTGGCAAACATTCTGTCTACTGAGATCCTTTCTGAAATCAACCGTGAAGTTATCCGTACTATTAACTCACAGGCTAAGATTGGTGCTCGTCAAGCTAACGTAACTACTAAAGGTATCTTTGACTTGTCATCTGATGCTGATGGTCGTTGGTCAGTTGAGAAGTTCAAGGGTCTGCTTGTTCAGATCGAACGTGAGTGTAACGTGATCGCGAAAGAAACTCGCCGTGGTAAGGGTAACGTAGTCATCTGTTCTTCAGATGTTGCTACTGCACTTGTTGCTGCTGGTATGCTTGACTACAGTCCTGCCCTGTCTACCAACCTTCAGGTTGATGACACTGGTAACACCTTTGCTGGTGTACTGAACGGTCGTACTAAAGTATACATCGATCCATATGCAACTGGCGACTACGTAACTGTAGGTTATAAGGGTACTAACCCATATGACGCTGGTGTTTTCTACTGCCCATACGTACCATTACAGATGGTTCGTGCGGTTGGTGAGGACGACTTCCAGCCACGCATCGGATTCAAGACTCGTTACGGAATGGCTTCAAACCCATACGTTGACGGATCTGACGGTCTGGCTGCTGTACGTACTAACCAGTACTACCGAATCTTCCGTGTGGACAACATCCTCACATAAGATAGGTATAAAAATAAGAGTATGGTCTAGGCGTCTAACCTTGAAACCATACCACCTTTTAGGGGACTCTTCGGAGTCCCTTTTTTTATTTGTGTAAATCAGGAGTAGAATATGACTATAGTTTTTTGGGCGATTGTTGTCTTTGGTACACTTAGTGCAACCAATGGTACTATTGAGTTGAACAAAATGTGTAAGAAAGAAGTAGAAGAAGGTGTTGCAGAGACAGTACGTGAATGCAAACAATATCACTTTGATACGAGAATTAAATCGGGGTGGTAACATCT